GGAGGTTCTGGTTTCGGCGTAGCTTGGTAAGCACCTATTCACTATCTACACAAGTAAGGCCCCCACCCCTGAGGGGTGGTATTGTTTTGTGATTGAAGGCGTCAAGATGAATCTAGTGAAGTAATCATCTTTCGACACGGTCTGGAATACGATGGGGACCCGACCTGGACCCAAAGTTGTCATCATGAACTTCCTTTTATTTGCGACTTGTTTTTGGTTTTGTTTTTTCTAATTTTCAACGTCGTTTTTGTGATTTCTTTTCTCGTGGATAGCCCGTCGGCCCCAACCGTCCATGAAATGCTGTCTCCGCACCAGCGCAAGTTGGTGTTTTAGACTACGGTTTCTCAACCACCTATTGTAGGTCAGTTGAGTATAGGAATACATCCATATAAGTGTCCGCAGCGTAAGTGCCAGCAGCATAAGTGATGCTGACATTAGGCGCGGTTACCAATATGGCATGGGAGTAGAAGCTGGAAATGGATGCTAATCCGGTACCATTAGCTGTAGGATTGAGCTTGGGTGTGATACCAGATCCGAACATATTTATGGGGGTTGCACCAACAAGGACGCTAACCCCTGAAACTGCAATAGTTGCAGGGGTAACGCTATTCACTTGCTTGTGAATTATATAAATGTGTCCGGGTTGCAAGCCAACAAAAGACATGGTGGTGCCAGTAACTGTGGCGCTGGCCGCCAAATTTCCTTCTGCGAATATCCCTATCGTACCCATTGGGTTGGCAGACGAAACAGACCCTCTGTAACAATGGTACCAGAGGGTTGTGACGTGCCCCAACGAAGAGGGTAAAATAGGCTTGAAGAACTCCACACAGTATGAGACCCAGAGCTCTCCTAGGGCCTGCACAGGATTATTTTGGGTAATAATCTGCACAGTGCCGTAATCAGAGAACCGAAGGTCATCGTTGGACTGTGGGGGCCCTACTCGCACGTTATGGAGTGGTATTTGCGTTTGTCGTCCCTCACACTCGATCATGTGCATCAAGTTGAGGGTGGGCTTGGTGGCGACGGCAAACTCTGCGTTTTCAGCCTCTTGTCGTGAGATGTAGCTGGAGGAAGTGGCGTCGTAGTTAGTTGTCATAACTATAACACCAGGAGCACCTCCAGTTACAAAATCAGTAACAAGCGACCTAAACTCAAACACCACCCCATGGAATTTATATTGTTGGTAACCCGCGGCTATTGTGGATAGCCACGGAAAAGTTTTGCTCACCCCGGGATTAAGGGGGTAAACAAGATTGTTGAATCCTGCGGTACCAGTGATGTCACCTAGATATTCTCTATGCGAGACAACATTGGTTGCGCTGGATGAAGAAAATTTGGGCATTTGACCGGCGAGGACGTTGTATCCCGGTTTATTGCCAGTCATGGTGTAGTCACCAGATCCAAAAATGGACCCGATGCCTGAACCAAGAACCTTACCCAAATCTCTGAAAATCTTGTTACCCCCGAAATAGGAGCCAATCTTATTACCAACAATTCCACCTGTATCAGCGAACGGGGTGTTTTGTCGTTTATTGTTTTGTTTTTTGCTTTTGTTATTCTTATTTTTCTTAGTCATTGTACTGGATACCGCATGACAAAACGGGACTGTACATCACGAGAAAACAAAATGGAGCTCCGTGCAGTCTCTTGGCATTCTGTTTAGCACTAAAGTAATAGTTTTGGGCAATTACATCTCGTGACCCAGTGTAGTTTATCGACTTTTCGGTCTAGTTTAACGTCATTGCGGACTATTGATATTAGAAGCTGAATCTGGTCGGATAAGTGACGTCAGCAAGCTCCAGACTCTCTTTCGAAAAGCTATCAGGGTGGGCAAAATCGTAACAACCCATGGTCCTGTAGTTCTCTTCCAAAGCGATTTGTTCATCAGGGGTGTACCCAAACGCTAGATAAAAGGAGTATCTAGTGTCGGGATGCACCTCCCTACGTTTATAAGTCAATCCTTTACTCAACACAAATTTATTACTATATGAATCAAAAAATCTTCCTGGTTTAACTCCATTACTACACTTTCTAATGCAAGTGTAAAACTCCTGCATAACAGGAATGCCAGAAGAGGTGGCTAAACCACTTTCTGCCACGGAGGCCAACCATTGTCGAAATTTCTTTTCGGTTCTAACCTTACTAGTAAATAAATCCCTTGTCCTACACCTGACCGGACTACGTATCATCATAGTTCCGTTGGGCGTCTTAACTGGGCTAGTCTGACAAAAGTCGATGCCTTCAATATAATCTACTGGCTTAGTTATCTCCATGCGATAACCAAGCTCTCGATAAAATTGTTTAAGTCCTTTGAACTTGGGTAATGAAGATCTATCACAAATGATAAACCAATCATCCCCATTTAGCTTAAGTTTTGCATCTATATGGTTCAAATTCAAGTACCTCATCATAGTGAGTCCTGTGATTAGACAATTACCGATACCGGTATTGTGATAACCACTTCCTCTACTATTCAGAGTGTACCTAAATTTACCATCATTAGCTTTTGCCAGAACTTTGCGTGTCAGACCACGGTTCATAAGTTTACTTATGTTCTCCGTGGGAAATAATTTCTTATATACTTCGAATTCCAAATCTCTTCGAATATCAACACCAGTGTGCGCATCAAAGCGCTCCGCGTCCCCCGAAATAGACACGGGATCTGTGAAGCTATCCCAAGCTTCTTGTATGTCTGCTCCTTGTTCTAAAGCATTCATACCTTTCATCACCACTTTGTACCCGACCCAGTTAACAAACCCCTGCATTACTGCATGCTCAGCAGGTTTGATAAACAATCCTATTTCAAAATTATAGATTGTTCCCGGGTCAGTTATAATTCTACATACGGGAGGCTTCTTTAGACCGTCAGAAGGCTCAAGCTTAACAAATTGTTTAGGCTCGCTGATCCTGTCTAAATATAACTCCTCCTTAACTAACTGATAACGACATCTCCTGGCTTTATCGCAGGAAAGTAGATAATCGTCAACAGTCATTGAAAAAACCTGTGGACAGTGAGCAACGAAAGCTCGAACTGTCTGGGCGTATTCGGAATAAATATTCACGGTGGGTTGGATGATTTTTGTATACTCGCCATCATCATTTTTAGCTCGTAGTATACGGTATGCTACCCCTTGTATCAGGTTACTTAAGTTATGGGACGGGAACTTAAGCAGTGCTTGAGGCGCTACAAGGGGTAAATGGACCAATGGTACTATTGGGGGTATATTGTGACTAGTGTGTACCTTCACAGAATCCTGTTGAAGTATCTGCGAAGCGCTCAACCCCCCCCCTATAGTATTAGGAAAGGTTGAGCTTCGTATCACACCCACAAGTCCTCATTGCCCCGGCCCGCTGGTGCGGGCCCGGGAGAATAAGAACCACCCCCGCCAATTATACACTGGGTTCAAGTAAACTTGATCCGAGTCTATAACCGCGGCGGTGTTATTCAAGTGAATAGCCCGAGCTTCAGTCTTGTTAGCGACAAACACTAACGTCCTGATAACTGGGATTATTTTAGCCTGAATATGCAAGGGAACGCCAGAATCTTCCATCACCTTCCTAGCGTACCTGTCATAGACCTTCTCATTATGAGCATTACGTTTCATAATGGAAAGTCCTAGATGGCACTGCTGGACGACCATGGAAATAATCTGTTGCTCACTCACGGGTGACGTGGCAAGACGCCTAGTTATGACGGGAGGATCCTTGGTGACTCCTTCCCGTATAACCTTAGTCTCACCACTCTTTAATTGCAAAGTGATTGGCTTAACACACGGACCAGCCGTAAGCCCCTCGGTGCATTCCTCGGCTTCCTCCACCTCGTCAGGTTTCTGAAAGCTCCGTAGTACATCCTCGGGGCGGTGTTCGTATGAGTCTAACCCATTAACGGCAGCCACAGCATACTGTTCAAGTTGCTCAGAATTATATCTGTACGCAAACCTATTGTACGCTGCTTCATACATTGGATGATGGCCTGCAACTCTCGGTTGCCACCATCCGGTATAATGCGTCTCTCTGTGGGGCCCATATGGGCGAGAGACTAAGGACTTTGCTTTAAACAGACCATGCCTCAGTTGGTCTGCGGTATATTTGATAGATGCCCAAAAGTTTTCCGCCCCTACCCTACTACGACTAGGGCTGGTATCTGCAGTGTCACATGAAAAGGACTCTCTATCAGTCTCCAGGAGACAAGTTCCCGGATTAGTATCAGCAATAAGATTAGCTAAATCTAACATGTTGA